ACAAGAGGGCATAGATGAAAGTCTTTGCCTGATTTCTTGATTCAAGTCCCGCAAGTTTTTGATTAGCGGTGTGTACGTCTCCGTTAATAATTTCATTTGTATACTCCTTATCATCCATATAGTGTGCAAGCATTCTTAACTCAAGGCCACTAGCATCTATACCTACCAGTTTGTATTTGTGTGGTACAACCCAGCAAGCCCTACATTCCTTACCGTATTCAGAAGAAAGACTAGGGACTTGCGCTAGGTTAGGACTAGAGTGTGTCATACGTCCCGTTATAGTACCGTTAGGGTTAACATAACCATGTACCCTACCCGTTTCTGTACTCTCTGCTAGCCACGAAGTTATCTGTGCAATTCTTTTTTGCAACATTAAGTAAGTAGCTATCAACTGTGCTTCAGGTATATCTTTAATCTTTTTAAGAGTACCTTCATCTACAATAGGTTGATTAGTAGGTGTGAAGTTCTTAGGCTTCCAACCAAAATCAATTAAGTATTCTCCTATTTGTTTACGTGAGCCGGGATTAAACTCGGTTTTAATAACACGTTTAATTTTTTTATACTTACATATTTCTTCATACTCTTCCTCAAACAAACGCATACGTTTACTTAACTCTCTACACTTAGCAAATCTAGAAGCTTTGCCATCTGCATTGTACATTATGCGTAGTACATAGACATCTTCTTTAGGTTTGAATGTTTTCTGTATTGCAGCTTTTGTATCTTCAAGTTTCTCAGACAACTCCGCAAGTAAGATAGTAGAGCCTTCTTCATTTAACATAAAGCCGTGCTCTCTTTGCTTATGTAAGTACTTAGCCATAGCATGTTCTATATCTACAGACTGCTTAGAAAATCCTTTGCTTTCTACTTTAAGATGATTGTACAACTTAGCATTAACAAGTACATCATTAATACAGTATGTAAGCATCTCTTCGGTGTACTCTTCAAACTCTTTGAAGTCCATCTTACGCTGCCCTAAGCGGTAACCCCAAGCTGCTAGGCTGTGACTACCCTCTCTAGTAGGGTTAAATAATCTTGAAAGAACAAGTGTATCCATGACCGCACAGTTTGTACTTAAATCTACTCCATATAGTTTTTCTATTACAGGTATATCGAATCCAATAATGTTGTGACCTATTAACTTAGTAGCTGTTAATAAAAAAGCAATACCCTCTTGAATCTGATCCGGTTTAAAGCTATAAACTTTATCATTGTCCACGTCGTAGGCAACAATACACCATATCTTGGTAGCATCTATAGCGTCTGTTTCAATGTCAAATACTAAATTTAAAATGGTATCTTATCCTCATCGTTGAATTCGTCTGATTCTAACTGCTCATCAAATATTTCTTTGAGCCTACCAGTATCATTGTCGTACAGTAGATGTGATGCCATACCTACATCCCCTGTGTACCTAGACTTTAGTACACGCAAGTGTGTAGTGTTAGCTTCCAGTGGATCATCAGACTGTTGGTTACGTTCTAATGCTATCACGCAATCAGATAACTGTGCAATAGATTGACTGCCTCTAAGATGCGACAAGCCTACTGTAACTCCCTGCTCATGTCCTTTGTTACCCTCCACTCTACGAAGGTGCGACACTAGTATCATACCTACGCCTGTTTCTTCTACAAGAGATCGCAAGCGGGTCATAATGCTATCAATAGCTTTACGCTCATCGCCGTTCTCCATAGAGGATACAAGCATATGTAAGTGATCTACTACAATCCACTTACAGTCACAACCCATAGTTAGGTAGCGTAACTTAGAAAATATTTCTTCTATATCATGCTGACCTAAGTGTGAATAGATCCACAACCTATCTGCTGCCTCACCCTTGAATAGATTAGCGTGGTGTTTACGCCACTCAGCTTCAGGAAACTCCTCACGAATCTGATTGATGTACAACTTAGCGTTGGCCTCAATAGAAACAATACCGTCCACTGTTCTATTCTTGTTTTCCTCAAGGGCTAAAATACCCACACGGTCTTGAGTATTCTTAATAATAAAGTGTTCGATCTCTCTAGTGATTGAAGACTTACCTAGCCCTGTACCACCAGTGATAGTTACTAACTCCCCCTGCCGCATACCATACAGCTTTTCATTTAAGCCCTCCCAAGGATAAGGTATAGACTCAAGCTGTTCCCTATTAAAATAACTATCATCCATATCAGATACATTGATAATGCCTGAGGGAGTATAGAGTTTAGCAGCCCACCATGCTGTCACATAAGCTTGCTTTCTATTCTGCCGCAGCATATCATTAGAGTCTTTGAACTCTTCAGGTAAGTGCAGTACTTTACTTTTACCGGGGCGTAGTATCCTAGCTACTTTCTTAGCAGCTTCTAGTCCGGGCTTGTCATTATCAAAGTTAATGACTACAAAGTCAAAGGATTCTAAGAACTCTAAGTTTTCTTTGACATCTTTAACAGCACCAGCCGCACCATTCTTAACAGATACTACAGGCCACTTAGATCCCAGCATTTCGTAAGCCGCCATTGCATCGCACTCACCCTCTACTAAGGTAACAAACTTGCCTCCAGTTTGAAACAGTTGCTGACCGAACAGTCCTGTATTCTTTGGTGAGCCTTCCCAAGCAAAGTCTTTTGTGATTGTATTCCTAACCTTGGAGCCACCAATCTCATTGGTATTGTAGTAGGGATAAAAGTGTGTAGTAATTTTATTACTTGAATTTAATATTGATTTGACACCATACTTCTTAGCAGTATCAAGAGTGATACCCCTATCAGTTAGTGCGTTGAAAGAACCATCATTGTAGTTAAGGGAATTACGTTGGTATGTTTTTATTTCCGAAACGGGAGCAGTAATACTGTCACCTCCATTGTCATAATTTCGTAAGTAAGTCTGGCAGCTAAAGCAATATCCATTACCATCAGCATCCACCGACACCGGATCACTACCACCACATTCAGTACAGGGCAAATGAAACTTAACAAAGCTCATTAAATTCTCCATAAAAAGAAGGGGCCTTTACAGCCCCTCTTAGTTTAGTCTACAACTTCAGCTTCTGCTGGAGCTTCTTCTAGTTCAGCGGATAGCTGCCTAGATAGCTGCAACTCAGCGGCTTGTAATGTCACAAGACGGTGGCTTACTTCACCTACCTCCTGTCTTATACTAATCACATGGCCTACGATAGCCTTAGCTGTTTCAGATAGGTCATCTAGATTGTATTCATTACCATCTACTGTGACTGTCTGCTGCTCTTCACTCATAGTTCTGCCTCATCCTCATCTTCAACATCAAACTCATCATCAACTCCACCATTGAATTCAACAAGAGATAGTACTTGCATCTTTACAAAGTCTAAGCCTTTGAAAGTCTTGCCGTTCCATTGTGATTCCCACTCTTTGTACTGAACCTTTACATGAGAACCATTGCCTACACTGACATCAATCTCTTGCTTACGTCTGTCCAATAACACTGGAGCTTTACGAATCATACCGTTAGGGCCATTTACTTTGCGCTTAATGATGACAGCAGGGCCTTCATTCATTTGCTTAACAGTAAAGCCACGATCTTCAAACTGCTGTGCAGTCTCATTGTCTACAACTAAATTGACGGTGTAACACGCATCATAAGTTGTGTTAGGTGTAGTAACAAAAGCCCAATAAGCTGTGCCTTCTAATACTGCCATATCATATACCTCGGTTGGTTTTGGTGCGAACAATTATAATGATTTTGAAATCAATGTCAAGCGTAATTACGCTCCCATTGCAACTTTCTTTTCTTCAATCCTTTACTAAGGACTTCTTTACTGGCATGGCATCTTGCTGCATACCAATAAGTTTGTTTTAATTCCTCCCTTAAAGCTCTGATGTTATAAGTTTTCTTAGCTCCACCAGCTACTGGCTTCACTGTCCCTTTCTTATTCCCTACGGTTACTTCGCATAGTCTCCAGCCTTCCAAATAAAACCATAAGTTATATTGCTGGCTACGTTTAGGGTTAAGTAGTTTATCTTTAAGCTCTAGTATTTCTTCTACCATTCTCCTAACTCCTCAATGAACTGTGAAAATAAAATACTCAAGTCATTATCAGACACATAACTAGAACCTGCTTCATACATAGTCTCTGTCACAAAACTAATAAACTTAATTTTAATTTTATTATTAGGTAGAGGCGCAGTAATTCTAATAGCAAATAACTGGCACCACCAATCGTCAATCCTAACATCTATTGCAGCTTTTTGTTCTGCTAATTCAGCATGAATATCAACACCACTCATCACTTTCCTCCCGTTGGACAGTTAAATAAACTAATACGAAATCTAGGACAGCTTGCTTCCCATACCTATACATTAAGTTCTCAGCATCTCTACGCATTGAGTCAGTCACCTCATCATACCCACTATAGATGTCAGAGTATAGCATGATATGATTGCTTAAATCAATTATTTTTTCCATTCTTCCATACCCTTTTACGTACTGGAGAAATCCTAGTATTCTTTAGAATGTAATGTACTCTATTATATTTTTCATTTGTTTTGTCGGCTATTTCTTTTTGAGAATAACCTTCACGAAATAACTTAACAATATTAATTGTTACAGGGGTGACAGCCCCACGCCAAGGGTGATTGCGTTCGGGAAACATATAATCTAAATTCTCTTGACACTTTATAGCCTTGTAAAACAATTAAACTTCCTCACTTGAATCTACTTGATACTCTATATCTTCTCTATCTAAAACATTCTCAATCTTTATTGAAGCCTCACCTGCATTGAAAGCTTTGATATAAAATCTAACTTCCACTACAAACTCTTTAACTTCAGCGTCACCCCAATGCTTATCAATTAAGACAGCATCACTTAGCTCACGAAGCCTATCTATATCAGTCATTCCTCAACTCCATTCTTTTAATTGCACACTTAACGCAGTGTAATAAATCTTTTAAGTACACCATAGATCCCCTGTTTTTTTCTTTGCCACAGTTAGCGCACTGTGCTATCACAGAGTGATCACTTCTAATTCAGTTTCAATCCAAACTTTAGCGCCACAAGGCAGCGGATTATCGGGTGAATAAATTACTTTTACTAGCGGTTTACCTTCAGAGTCTACAACAGCAGCGTGATTAGTTTTCCTATTTTGTTTGTAGTCTTTCACAGTAATCACTGCCAAATTAGCACCTTTGCTATTTGATTTAATGTTATGTTGATTAACATGGATTCTAGTTTTCATATTCACCTACCATTACGTTTTCAATTTCCCAATCTTTTACTTCTTTCAAGCAGTCATAATAAGAAGCAGTATCAATAGCTTTATTAATTGTAGACAGAGCATCACTGACATTAGAAGCTTCAACATAAAACTGTACTTCCACCGTGTATATTTTTTTATTACCTTTAGTCTGCTCAATATTTTTAAATAAACCCTCACCAATTATTTCATTTAACTCATTAAATAAATCAGCCATACATTTTCCTTCGATTAAAGTGTGAGCAGTTTATAGTCATGCTCAGGACCAGACCCAATACTGACGCTGGCTTGCAATCCATTGTTAGCGTAAAGGTGTCAGTTTAACGCCATAACAAGGCGTGCAATAGTTTGTGGTTGGCGGTCAACATGTTCGCACCAGTGCCACGACAAACGGTCTAAAGAGGCCAAAGGCACAGGTTTTCAGCCTGTCCGTCCCGTCCTATTACAAATTATGTGAGCAGTTTTACACCATGCTCAGGGTGACAGGAGTTACGCCGCTATTGCAAAGTCTTTAATAACTTGCTGGATCTTTTCAGATCTTTTAACTTGTGAGATTGGTAGATCTACAGAGTTCTTTCTAGTGCCAGTGTGATGAGTAGCCCAATCAGTAAGTGCATTGTACACTGACCAATAGTTAGCTCCCATCTTTAATGAATAATGATTAGCATACTTCTCCATTGCATACATAAAAGAATTATTATTGTAGACTGCGGGAGTATCTAGTATTGTTCGTACTAATTCACCAGACTTCAACATGTCTAAAGCTAATTGAGAGCGTGTCGCAGTTGCTATGTGCTTAACCACTTGCTTTAAAGTTACATGAGTATTTTTCCACTCAGCCCAGATATGATTTTGTTCATCCATTACACCCATAATTTTATTCATCTGACTAGCGCCTTTGTCAACATCTAATGCTTGAGTATGTCGAGCCTTATAAATAGCAGCTACCTCACCTAGAAATACTTGATGATTCGTACAGGCATTTTGATTAGCACCGGCAGTAGCTTGATAAGACCACACCGAAGTATGTGAGTTTATGTGCAGCAATTCCATCAGGGCTGTGTCGCCATCGGGAGTTTCAATCTTATGATTGGGTAGCTGATGCCTAACAAAACAAACCCCACCATTGTCACCAACTTGAATAGTTTCTTTGATGTCTTTTAAATTTAACTGACTGCGCTCCAATACATTACGGGCAGTATCAATCATAGTTTTATGAGGCACCATCTTATAACGCTCACCGTGGATTGCTAAGGATTCTCCGGTATCTTCACGGTAATAAACTCTTTTACTGTCCATCGAATTAATATTTCCGAAGGCTCCCAAACCTTCAGCCTTATATAATACTGGCGTAGAAGACACTTCAAAGTCCGCAGCGCCGTAGCCAGAGTCACGCAAGCAATCTATATCTGAATTATTTTTAAAGAAAGAAACTACTGTGTTCATAAGAACTCCTGATTATAAGATGATGAGTTACCAGCTACTCATTGTCACTCTTTAAGGCTCCACAAGGGAGGTGACGGGTCAGGCTTCACGGTGCCTCAAACCGGCCTACCTAAGAAAAACTAGGAAGGTCGTAAGACCTCCTTCCTAGTTTTCTTAGACAATCTTAAAACAATTTAACTGCGATGTCAAGCAGCAAGCTTTATATTTTCTAAGTCTGCAAAGAAGTTAGCGGTGCCGATCTCAGCCAATCTAGTTTCTTTCTTAGAACCTTTACGTTTTAGTGCGCCTACTGCACCGTCATCATCTAAGAATCTCAAGTCGGTATCATCAAAGCTTGTAAGCTTTATAGTTTTACCAGCTACTACTATTGATTCAGGTATTTTAAATTCGCCCTTAGCCTCCTTAGTATTAAAAGATATTACTGTATTCAACTGAGCCGCAATAGCTTTCTTAAAACTATTAATACACTTAGCATTATTCATTGAAGCTGAATATGTCAAATGATAGTTACTCAATTTATTACGCTCAACTCTATGAAGTACCTTGGTGTAATCGTAGAATTGTACGTTAGGCATTGAGCTAATTAAGTCCGACCAATCCTCATCACTAGTACCGTTGAGTCGAACACAATAATTATCGGACTCACTCTTTAATATCTCAGATCTTAGGCGTTCTTTGAAGCCATCGGGATCACTGATATATTGTACAGTCCGACGAGTCATTGCAAGTTGAACAGAGTTCATTACCATTCTACCTGAAGTTTTACCCAAGCAATCATCTTCACACCCAGCAACACTAGAGTAAGCACATAAAGTACGCTTAGATATTGTATTAGCCGGTTGCAAATAAAGAATACTTGTGTTATACTTATACTTTTTAAGACCTTTAAAGACCTTAGTAGAACTATTAAGACCCATTAAGGGTAGTTTAGTATTATTAATATACTCTTCATAAGGCTTAATAGTCTTTAAAGCTATTGTATTTATCAAGTTATTGTTCATCATATTCTCCAAATAAACTGTCGAAATCATCAGGCATACAGCCCGATATAATAAACTCACGTTCATCCAAGCTAATGTTAGGCATTGCATTTTGAATTAGTATGCCACCACGTTCCCATGATACATACTGAGCCAAAGTAATGTCAATGTCCATAACATTATTCTTTTTAGTTACTGGCGATATCCTTTTAATTTTCATCTCGTCTCCTTCTTAATTAATAAATCTTTAGAGGTCGTAAGACCTCCTCTAAAGATTTATTAAGTAAGAAAGCCCCGAAGGGCTAACTTTAAAGCAAGTCTTCCATTTTATATTTAATTAAATCTTTAATCATTCTTAAAGTTTTAAAAGAAGTCCTACTCCTACACCTTTCAATTTGCTCATCTATTATAAGTAGAGTAGCCTCACCCAATTCTCTACTATGTATATTATTCTCTAACTCCAACCTTAACTCTGTAAAGAGTTTAGATTGTTCTTGCAGTATTTTTGAACCATAAGTAATGCTTTTATATTTATTAAATATTTTATTGTCGGCAGTCATATATATTATCTCTATAATTAAAAAAAGTAAAAGCCCCGAAGGGCTTGAATTAAACTGCGTAGAGTCCAAGATCAGCGCCAGTTGCTAAACGTGGAGCTTGAGAAGTTTTATAGTTAGCGGAAGGCTTTGCCTTTGCCGTGATGTCAGGCCCAGCGTTTGTCTTCAAGTCTTCAGTCTTGAGAACTTTAAGATACTTTGCGGCAGCCGAGGTTTTGCCGTTGATTTTCTTGACAGCGAATAATTTGTTTATGTCACCAGCCAAAGGCTGTCCATCGTGTACCGCTTTGATCGTGGCACCGAATCGGGCCTTGAGCTTGGCGAATTCAAACTTCTTAATGTCGTTCTCACCGATGTATTTATAAGCCAATGTCGAGGCCACAGCATAGATAGCTTTATCGGTGGCAGCTTTGGTCATGTCAAATTTTGTATTTTTCATAGTCAATTTCTCGCAATGTATTTTTTTTCGTCGAGAGCCGAAGCCCCCTTCCTGTATGTCCCTTCTTAAATCTTCAAAGGTCGTAAGACCTCCTTTGAAGATTTAAGAAGGGCCATACAGTACCCTTAATAAACCCTTTGGGTTTATTAAGAAATATAAAAAGAACTCTAAAGACCTCTTAGGTCTTTATAGTTATTTTTAGTTGGGAAGGACTTTAGCTTCTCTTAGGAGAAGCTAGATAGATTTGGGAGGTTGGCACTGAATTAGTTTTCAAGTACTTGAAAACTATAAAGACCTTTGAAGTTTATACTAAACTTCAAAGACTAAATAGACTTTAGTTTACTTTGTAAACTAGAAAGTTCTAGCTAATTTTTGGAGGCAAACCTTTAAAGTCTTCTTAGACTTTAAAGGTTTGGGAGGATCTGCTTTAAAGTCTTCTTAGACTTTAAAGTACGCGCAGGGAAAACTCTTAGGTTCTGTAGTTCTTCCTAGAACTTTAGAGGGGGACGCAGGAGGCCATGCCGGTACCCCCCTATATATACTAAATCATTTACATTTTGTACCAAAGTCAATGTATACCAGTTTAGGCGGGTCTTCAAAGCCTCACTGATCTCACAGGGATGTGTACCAGTTTGATCGGGCTACTAAGGACTTTAAAGCAGGATATACATATAGATATAGCCCCGGTGGGTCTATAAATATTATAGAGTTAATTTAGTGATTTGTCAAGAAAAAACTTGACAAATCTGTAAACTACCTCTATAATAAAAGAATGAAAAAAGAATTGACAACCAAACAACAGACTTTCTTAGACCATTTAGTTGATACAGGAGGTGATCCTAAGCAAGCAGCCGAATTAGCTGGCTATGCTCCTAATACTCATTGGCAAGTCACAAAGGCTTTAAAGAATGAGATTGTGGATCTAGCTTCTAATATATTGGCTCAGTCTGCACCAAAAGCTGCCATGAAGCTTGTGCAAGTTATGGAGTCTGATAATCCAATGCCTCAAGCAAATATGAAGCTACAGGCAGCACAGACAATACTAGATCGTATTGGGCTAGGAAAAGCAGACAAGTTAGATGTCAGTCACAAAGTTGAGGGAGGAATCTTTGTGCTACCTGCTAAAGAAGAGGTAGTTATTAATGTTGAAACGTAGGTCAAGCTCTACAATCCCCTTTGGTTACACGCTTTCTGAGGATACTAGATTTCTAGAAGAGGTTCCAGAACAACTTAGTATATTAAATGAGATAAAGCCACTAATAAAAGATAGATCTTTAAGTTTACGTGAAGGTGCTTCATGGCTTGAATACAAGACAGGACGTAAGTTAAGCCACGCCGGGCTAAAGAAGATTGTAGAGAATGACTGATTGGGAAGCTAACCCAGCAAACTACCAAACAGATGAGGATGGTAACTTTGTATTAAAGCTAGATGGTACTCCTAAAAAGAGATCTGGAAGAGCTAAGGGTTCTAAATCTAGGGGTTACAATTACAGTAGGGCTACCCAGAATAAAATGGAAGCTCGCAAGGCTGTAAGAGTAAAAGAAAAACTTATTGCCAAAGCTGAACAGAAGATAAAGAATCAAAAGACTTCTTTAAAAACTTCTAAGGCTACGTTAAATAAGTTAGATAACAAGACTACTGCCACAGGTACAGTTATTACTGAAGATGCTGTAGAGCAACTTCCTAAAAGATTGCAAGAAGAAGCTTTAAAGAATGTTATCTTTAGTCCAAATGAAGGGCCGCAGACAGACTTCTTAGCGGCTCCTGAGACAGACGTATTGTATGGTGGTGCAGCAGGGGGTGGTAAGTCCTATGCTATGCTCGTAGATCCCCTTAGGTTCGCTCACAGGGCTGCTCATAGGGCGTTGATACTTAGACGCTCCATGCCTGAACTAA